TAAAAATAAAGAGCTATTAACAGAAGTTAAAAAAGAGCGTAATAAGAACAGAGAATTGAATCTTGAAGATTTTAATAAACTAACTGAAAAAGTAGAACAATTAGAGTCGGAAAATTCTAAATTAAATGGAACTATCAAGCAAAAAGATATTGAAGTACAAAAGCTTAGTACATCATTTCAAGAAGCAAACGGAAAGCTAGAGCAATTATCTTACGATGATGCGATAACTAAAGTAGTTGATGGTTTAAAATTAGCTGGAAATAAACAAGCAATAGCTAAGAAATTGCTAAAAGCTGAAGCAACATTTAAAGATGGTGCATTAAGTTTCGGTGATAAGAGCGTTGATGACTTTGTAAAAGATTGGACTTCTCCAACTGGGGAGGGTTATATGTTTTTAGAGGGAACTCAGCATAGTGGTGGTGGTGCAAGTGGTGGAAACAATACTAATATATCAGTAAGTGGAAAACTAGACGGTACTAAAGCCGAACAAGAAGCTTATATAAAAGCAAAATTTAATTTATAAAGGATTAAAAAATGGCATTAACAAATATGCAAGTTTTCATTGACAATGCAAGAGAATTAGTAGTTGAAAAACTAGGACAACAAATTGCATTATTTAACGCAGCATCAAATAACACTATTAATTTAAGTGCTGATGGTTTTAGTGGTGATTTCTTTGAAAGAAGTTTTTACAACTCTTTAGTGTCTTCTAAAAGAAGAGTTGATAGATATGCATCTAATGCAGATGTAAGTGCAACAGCTTTAGCACAAAGTAAAGCAGTAGAGGTAAAAGTGGCTGGTGGATTCGGTCCTATTATTTTTGAACCATCACAAATGGCGTGGATTAATTCAAATCCAGCAGAAGCATTAAATGTAATTTCTAATTCTATGAGTGAAGCAATTTTATCAGACCAAGTTAATACTGCTATTGCTGCTTTAGTTGCTGCAATTTCAAATCAAGCAACAGCTACAAACGATGTAAGTGCAACGCTTGGAGTTTCACAAGTTGCATTAAACAACACGGATGCTAAATTCGGAGATAGTTCACAAATGTTAATTTGTAGAGTTATGAGAGGTGCTACTTATCATAAACTAATTGGACAAAATTTAACAAATGCAGAAAATTTATTCAAATCTGGTGATGTTACAGTTATTAATATTCTAGGAAAACCAATAGTTGTTACTGATGCTCCAGCATTAAGAGTGACTGGAACACCAAACAAAGAGATTATCTTAACTTTAGCAAGTGGTGCAATTACTATCGGTGGAACATCTGATTTAATTACAAATGTAGAAACTACAAATGGAAAGCAAAGAATTGAAACTACTTTTCAAGGTGATTATACTTTCACTATGAAAATGTTAGGTTATTCTTGGGACACTGCTAACGGTGGTAAATCTCCAACAGATGCAGAACTTGCAACTGGTACAAACTGGGATTTATTCGTAACTGACATTAAGCATTCTGCTGGTGTAGTATTAATCGGAGATGAGTCTAAATAGACTCACTCTTTATCATAAAGGATAGTAATGTCAAAAGAGATTTGGTATGTAGAATTTCCTACATATAAGTATAAAGAAGATGTTAAAGAATTAGCACAAAGAAACAATTTAAAGATTGTTGATGCTACTTTTCAAGGGAAAAACAAGCAATGTGAAAAAGCTCCAAAGCTTACATTAAAAGTCAAACCTGAAAAGGTAGATAATAAAGAGCCTGAAAAAGAGCCACTAAAAGAAGAAAATCAAGGGGAGTAATTTCCCCTTTTTTTATGCCTTTAATTATGTTAAAATAAGAATAAAATATAAAGGGCTAATATGGCTTTGGTTATAGAAGATGGAACGGGATTATCAAATGCAGAATCTTATGTTGATGTTGCTTATGTTGATGCCTACTTTTTAAAGCGTGGGAATACAGAGTGGGACACAATCACAAACAAAGAGTCAAGAATTGTTTTAGCAATGGATTTTATTGAGAATAATTATACTTACCTTGGTACAAAATTAGTATCTACTCAGAGCCTCTCATTTCCTAGATTAATTAATGGTGAAACTGTTGATCCTGCTTCACTAAAAAGTGCTGTTTGTGAATTAGCTTTAAAGGCAAATAGTGGCGACTTACTACAAGATACTGGAAAAACTACAATCAGAGAAAAAGTAGGAACGCTAGAAGTTGAGTATGACTCTAATCAAGATGATTTAACATCTTACAATTATGTTAATAAATTATTAGCTCCGTATTTAGTTTCAACAAGTTCATTTAGTTATTCTATTTCAAGAGTTTAAAATGACAGCTAATGACAAATGGGCTTTACCTTTAGCTACTAAACTAATCAAAAAAAGTGGAAAGCTAGTTACATATAGAAAAGTAGTAGAAGGAAGTTACGACCCGATAACAGATACTCAAACTGTATCTTCAACTACTGATTATCCAATTAAAGCATTAATACAAAAGCCTGATATTAGATTGATAGATAATAACTTAATTAAATCTACAAGCTTAGTTTTAATGATTGCAAGTAGTGATATAACTTTTAATATTGAGTTACAAGACACTATCTTGATTGAGTCAATAGGATATAAAGTATCTGTGATTAATCCTACTTATAGTGGTGAAATGATAGCTTATTACGAATTAGTGGTTAATATCTAATGGCTAAGAGCTTTGAATTGCAAATGAAAGAATTTGAGAATATGACTACCGAAAAAAGTGAGTTATTATTTAGTAGAGTCTGTTTCGAAATATCAGATGGTGTAATTACAAATGTACCTATTGACAGCGGAAGAGCTAAAGGCTCATTTTTTCCTGATATAGATAAAGTAAGCAATGAAGTAAATGCAATAGATGATGTAGATAAATCAGGAAGTAAAAGCTTAGCAAGAGTTTCTAATGTAACAAGTAAGTTAAAACTAGGTAGTTATTTTAGCCTAACTTCTAATTTAGATTATATAATACCATTGGAATATGGTTGGAGTAATCAAAGTCCCAAAGGGTTTGTGGGCGTTACATTAATGAGATTCCAACATATAGTAAATCAAGTAAACAAGAATATTAAATAACCTATTTGTTTTTTAATTAATTATTCCTAAAATCATTAGAAAAAGTATAAAGTAAAATAATTCCATTTATTAATCCTTTTATTTTAAATTTTTATATCGTACTTTTTAATTATATATTGTAAATAGTATTTATCACTAATTAGCCCGTGGTCAAGAAGATTATTAATATTTTCATTATTATTATTATTAATAAATTTACATTTACAATATTTTTTAAATTTTATTTTGTTATTCAATAAATATCCATTTGGCAAATAATCTTTATTTCCTTTTATTGATAAGTCTTCCATTACTAACCCCTTTAATTTTTATAACTTAACTATACCAAACTTTAAAAAGCAAATCAAGCAAATAAGGAAATTAAATAACCTATTTGCTTAATTTTTCTTTTAAAGTATTAATATTATCATAAGCTAAATATTCCATATTTCCAAATAATTCTAAATCTGTAAAATTTCTTCTATGTGGTAACTTATTTTCAATTATAAATATTTCTCTATCTATTGCACCTTGTAAAATTGTTTTTTCATATATATACTCATCTTTATAGAAATGATGAAAGACATTTAGTTTATTATGTACTATGCTAACTTTTACTCCAACATGTACACCATTAATAAGTGAAACACCAATAAAACCACTTGTATTTGTTTTTCTTTTTTTACTTTTAGATGCTATTTTTGATTTATCTTTATTACAACAATTTATACAAATAGACATTGTTTTTACACGATTAAATTGAACAAAGTGATAATTATTGCATTGTGGACATTTAACTTTATATTTTTCTAATGAATTTGTTTTTATTATTTCTTTTATGCCATATTTTAATATATTTTTTTCTCTTTTTTCTTTGTGATATTTTAATATTCCACTTGTATTATAAAAAGCATTACAAGGAATTCTTTTAGGCAAATTATATTTTTTTAATGTTCTATATAATTTATTAAAGCCATTATTTGGGAACATACTCTCTAATTTTTCACCGTTATAATATCTATTGATTAATTCTTCATCTGTTTTAATTTCTTTTCCCATATAAACCTACTTTTTATTTACTATACCAAACTTAAAAAAGCAAATCAAGCATTTAGATATAATATAACTAATAAATTTACACAATGTAACATTATGTAACAAAAGGAAATTCAAAATGAGTTTAAATCGTATATATACAGCATTTATAACAAAACTAAACACACTAACTCCATTAATAGATACAGTATATGAAAATAAAGACTATATTCCAACAACTGGAAAAGAGTATCAAGAAGTCTATATTTTACCATCTAGTAATAATGTACCATACATAAATGAAACTTCATACGAAATGGAAGGATTAGTACAAATTACACTTTGTTATCCAATTAATGAAGGTAGAAGTAAAGCTATGGATAGAGCTAATCTATATATGGGATTATTTCCAGTCGGTACAGTTTTAACTATTGATTCTTTAAAGATTAGAATTAAGGGAGTACCTCAAATTACTAATCTTGGAGTTGATAATGGTAGGTATAAAATAGCGTTAAGGGTAGGCTTTTTAGCTGTGTTATAATTTATAGTTAAAATTTTAATTATAAAGGACAATTATGGCATTTGTAGACTCAACGGGTACAGATTTTTATTTGGTAGCTACATCAGTAGCAGCAACAACAAAAGCAGAATGTACAACAGCTATCTCAACAGCTAAAAGAATTAAAAATCTTAAGACTTTTGGTGATATTGGGGGTACTAGAGCGGTGAGTGAGGAGAAGTTCTTATCTCAAGATGATTCAGTTAAATCAATGGGTTCTATTTCTTATGGAAATATGCCAGTAGAATGTTTATTTGATGCAAACGACATAGAAGGGCAATCAATTTTAAAAACAGCTTATGAAGATAAGTCTGAAAGAAAATTAATTATTGCAAATACTGATACAACTTTTACAGTATTAAATGTAAAAATATCAGCTTCAATGAAAACATATAACATTGATGAATTTGTAATATATAAAGCTACTATCGAACAAAACTCGGAAGCAGTTGAGGTTATTGCTTAATTTATAGAAGAGTTAATTCTCTTCTATAATACTTATTTTGTGTTCTAATTTATTTTCTAAGATATAAGAGTTTCTAGCAAATACGGCATCTTTTATGTTTATAAAATATCCTAAATGAATAAACTTATAATTCTGTGATATTCTAGCTCTAAATTTATTTTTATTTTTATCCCAACTAATCCCAGTAAAACCAGTTTTATTATTCTTTTTTATTCTTTGATTAATAGATTGAGTATTTCTATTTGCCCATCTGCAATTATTAGGCTCATAATTACCATCATTGTTTTCTCTATCTATTGTTAATCCTTTAATATAAGTAGATTCAGCCCATTTAACAAAATTATTAATATTCATCCATTCTTTACAAACTGTAATACCTCTACCACCATAATTAACATATGCCTTATTCTTTTCATTAAAGCATCTATTCATTATTCCATCCCATATGGTATAAAATTTATTATGTGATAGATTATGTTTATTTTTAATGCAACCACAGCTTTTAGCATTATTTCTTTTTATACTAGATATTTGAGATTTAAATTCATTGCCACAATGGCATTTAAATAATCCAAATCTTTTTCTTTGAGTGGAATTACTTGTAGGATATTCCATACCTAAATCTTTTAACAGTATAATTTCTTTTTGATTGTTTTCTAACATTAGTAGCCCCTCAGCTTAATTTAGTAGAGAGATAGCCGAGGGATTGTATCTCTCAACTAAATCAA